TTTTCGATCGAGACGGCTTATTTCTCGTTCTGTTTCATCGACGTTATGGTTAAATACTTTTTTCCATTCCAAGCCGATATGGTTTGTGACTAATTTGAAAAATCCCACTAGATCACCCTCCTTTGTATTAATTTTGCAAGTATGCTAGTCATTGTCTTTTTTGTGTTAGATAGCACTACCTCAGGTGGCTTATTAGGCAATGCAGGATATTTTTTATACCCCACCACTTGGATATAGGTATTGATGTTGAGCGGTTCATAGATAAAAGGCACAAAATCACCTTTATCGATTTCGACAGCCCATTTCAGATTTACAACGCCTGATATAGATGGTTGGTCTTGTAGCTCACGAATCAACCTTTCCCGCATATTTGCAGCAACCTGATAGCGCTCGTCTCTCACTGGCTGTTGAATTCTGATGCCCCATTTTGCCGATTCGGGAGACGTGTATGTGATAGGTGAAAAATATTCCCTGTCGTCATCGTCTGTACCTCCAACCCCTCTAATCTGCGTTCGTAAATTTAACGTGTCAATATCGAACCGCACATCGTCCGTGTTGTGCTTATAACGTATTTGCTGCTCTGTTTTTTGACCGTAATTCCCAGCAGGATAAAACGTGAGATGTCTATTATCAGGAATCACGACTGCTCCAAAATCTGACAACAACTTATTAATCAGACCTAGATAGCTGTCATCTCCAAAGTTTTCCACGTCTCGACTACCTAATACATTATTTGGATCTATTAAACTCCAAGTAAATCCGCGATTACCTGCTGCAAAAACGTGTGTCAGTAGTTGTCTCATCGTACGGCGACCGGTCAACGTATTGTATTGATATCCCTCAGCAATTGAGTAGTATACATGTGTTGCAACTACTGACTTAAATAAAAATGCTCCTTCGCCGCCATCTGTTAGTTGCTTTATAATAAATTCTTGACCTTGATATATAATCGTACTTTCAAAAGTAACCAGATCATATGATACTTTGTTATGCTCATTAAGTCTGACTGTTAAAGAAAGTTCCCACGTTTCACTTTCTTGCCAATTTTCGAAGAAAGAGCCCTTGTCATAATCGACAAGAAGCTCTTCTTCTGTTTGTTCATAATTTCGAATGATTAAATCCGTCATGGTTTCACCTACTTATACAAAAAGCGGAAATCCCACTCTGATCGCACACGGCTTATATTCTGAAGTTCGATATCGTTTATGCCAGGTACTAACCTAATCAATGCATGATTCGTATCAATGCCTCGATTGACACCGTTCCTTTTCGGGTATACACCATCTAATTCAATCCAATCACCACGTCTTGTGCTAAATTCAGGATGATAGATAAACCGTTCACCTGTAGTACGGTTAAATATGTTTAGCTGACCATCGCTTTCACCTTCAACTTTGATTCGCAAATCATGCTCACGAGGATCTACAGTGAAATCTCCCGCATTAAAAATTATAAATCTACTAGTATCGTGCGTGTAGCTATAATCCTCAGATGATAAACCTTGCGAAAATTGCCAAGTTGATTCTAATGAGAAATCGTCTAGACTTGAAGCAATTGATTCAGCATGCCCGCGATAGCAATAGAACAAAATCGTCCCATTAACGTATCGGCTTGTGACTTGTTCATAATCAATCGCGATTCTCACACGATATCTCTTGCCCGGCTCATTTGGATTAACTAAGTAAATGAGCTGCTTGTCAATTAAGAAACTTTGAAACTCTGAGACGAAGAGAGAAGCATCTTGATATGAGGAAACATTTATTAAAAAATCTGTACTTATAAAAAAGCCATTATACCTCTCGTTACTAATCTGACTTCCGTCCACTCCTTCAAATTGTATAAAAGTTTGTTCGAGATCCGGTGCTTCTCTCTTCAAACCAGAAAATTTTATTCTAGGGAAACACTCTTTCAATGAATATTGTGCACCGCCTTTTATGATTAAAACGTCTGATCCCACTAAATCCCCCCTAATCCTTTATTCGCAAATAAGCGCTCCAAAGTGATTGCGTTGTTTCTATCTGCTGCAGATGCTATGTCTTTTTCTGAAATAACAAGCTCTTTGCGAGCTATTACCTCAAGCAACTTAACAACTTTTTTTAGATCTGAAGTATTTTTCTCTGTACTAGTAGTAGATACCCTATCCGTGCGTGAACTTGTAGTCCAATCATTGATTCTGCTCAATGCAGTATCATCGAAACTTGTTCCATGTTCATACCGCGGCAAAGTCTCCATCATTTTTGAGATTGATGGCCATATTTTTGTCCCTCTAGGAAGATCATAAAGTGTCCAATCAGGAGGAGATATACCAAAATCCCCTTGAGGTGTAAGAAATGGTTCCGCTTTGCCTCCATCACCAAGCCAAACAGGCCCTCCTTGAAAATATGGATCGCCGGTAGCCTTTCCCGGAAGTGTCGGCCCGATAAAATCAGCTCTAACAGTACGTGTTGTTGTTTCTGGCAATTCAAAAAATTTTTGCCACGCACTGAGAGCATTTCCAAAAGGACCACTCGCTTGGTCATCTCCTCTAGCAACTTTAGTTTCTGGATTGATATTACGATTGTAGTCGGTAATGGAAGAAGAAGCACTGCTCACCTTATTCAACACATCAGCATTTTCACCAAATAGCGTCTTTAGATGTGGCAATACATTTTTATTGTAATCCTCAATCGAAATCGTACCATCTCGGACTTTTCCAAGAATATCTTCATTATTACCTAACATTAATTTAACTTCGGTAGGCAGAGCATTCCATGCGTTAAAAGAAGCTTCGGAGGCAGTCACTTTATCAAGCAAATCTTGATTGTTTGCTAGGATTTCCTTTACGCTAGTCGGCATTTCATTCCATAGCCCCAAAGCTGTCTCTGATGTTGCAAGGACTGCCAAAAAGTCATAGTTGTCGCCCAAAAGTTCTTTTGTATCATCAGGAATTTCTTTCCACCTATTGTACGCTTCTTCTGATTCATTTAACTTGCTTAGAAGATTAAAATTCTCGGCTTTCAAATCTTTAATTTCTGGTTCAAATTCTTCCCACAACCCTAGATCGAGCATTGTTTCCGCCATAACTTCTGGTGTGTTAGAATAAAGAAATGCTGTTTTAGCTTCAAGGGACATCCCCTCCCAATTACCAGCTGATTCTAAAGCTTCATACATCGTTATAGAAAACTCATCTTGAAGGATTGCTTCCTTATCTCCCCAAGCCATTCCATCCCACCACTCATTAGCAAGCGCCGCTTCTCCAATAATTCTTTTAGCGTTGGAGTCTAGATCCGCCTCATGGATCAACAATTTCATGTCATTCCATGTTTGCGCGTCTTTTGTTGCCTCGATAATTACCTCATTAGCATTTGTCTTTACCTCACCATCCTTATCTTCAAACACAAGTCTATTCCATGTTTCAGCAGCATTGCCCAAAAGCCTGTTAGATTCATCCGCACGCCAAGCTTGCTTTTCAGCGTTTTTGGTAGCATTAATAGCCAGTTGACGGCTCATGTTTTCCGCATTCTCAATAATCGCTTTGTTGTTAGCAATCATCGCTTGACCAGCTTCACTAGTGGCATTTATTAATTGTCCATTTGCTAAAGAAACTTCATTGATCAGTTCTGGATACTTAGCAGTAATTGCAGCCATTTGAGCGTCAAAACCATCAATCGTAGTTTGGTTAATATCGTCCCATGCACCTAAGAATTTCTGTGCAAACTCGCCTTCGAGGTTATATCCAAGCGCTTCGAGGTTCTTTTCCATATCTTTTCTTAACTCGGTTGAATTTTCTGCAGCAGCTCGACGCTGTTCCCCTAAAGCCTGTAGCCATGCTTTAGATTGTTCTTTTGTTGCGTTTTCTACATCAGCGTTCATTGCATCCAGAATTCTTGATTTCTCATCAGCCGATACATCAAGTGTTTCCACATACGCTCGGGTTGTGTCTCTAGCTAAATCTTGAATGATTTTACTTTCTGCAACACTTAGATCACGATCGTGTTTCGCTGCATTAGCTTTGATCTCGCTGATTCGTTGAGTATTTTCTTGTACCGTTACCAGCGCATTTTCCGCTGCCTCAATCTCACCTTCTAGCATACTTTTCATGGCTGTATCGAAAGCTTCCGGAAGCTCATCAAGCAGGCCTTTAAGCCCCTCAATTTTTCGTGATAAAGAATCTTCAATAGTACGTCCAATGGATTCAACGCTTTCAACCATTTTAACCGAGTCAGTTTCAAAGCCTTGCGCCATCATTCCAAATTGTCCAGCAGCTGCTTCAGTATCGTTTTTGACAGATGATAATGTCTCATGTGTAACGGCTCCCACATCTGTGCCCCATTCGCGTGTTCTGCGGGATGATTCGATAGCTTCCTTGCCCCAAGTTTGGTAAGCAATTGCTCCCAAACCTAACGCTGCCACTGTCAAACCTAGAGGAGAGGTTAACAAACCTATGCCTTTTGCAAACAGTCCAGTTCCGCTTTTTGCACCTAAAATAGAGGTAGTGAACCAGTTTGATTTATCAGTTGCTGTTACAACCTCGCTTGCCAATCGAACCGTTCCGTCACTAGCAACTGCTAAGGCTTCTTTTTTCGCTCTCAACGTACCTGACACTTCTCCGATTTTTTTAGCAAAAGTCCCCATCGTGCTTATGCCGCCGCCAACCTTTGAAACAAAACCGCCAGTGATACTCATCGCTGGTCCAATTGCGGCAGTGTATAAGAGAGTTTTAACAATTGTTTCTTGTGTTTCTGGGCTTAATTCCGAAAATTTCTTGGCCAGATCAGCCAACTTTTCAATCAATGGTTGAGAAGCAGCAATCGCATTCCCAAACGCATCCAAGAATGGTCCACCCATGTCAATCGCCACATCTCGTACTTGGTTTTTAACTACACCTAATTTATGTGCGACCGTCTCTTGTCTAATCGCATACTCATCCGCCAAAGCGGTTCCTTCATCATACGCTTGATTTCCCATTCGAATAGAATCAGAAAATAGATCCGATGCATTCGCCCCACGTAACAAAGCGTCACGTAAACGAACTTCACTGATTCCCATGTCATCAAGGACCTTTATTGTCGAGCTTCCTTGTTCCTCAGCTTTTGATAACCCGACAACAAATTCCATAATAGCCTCAGCTGGGTTTTCTTTAAATAGATTGGCAAACTGTTCGCTTGTCATGCCCGCAACATCCGCAAATTCTTCTAAACTTGTCTTCGAATTATCAGCCTCTTTATACATTTTTCTGAGCTCAGCTGACGTGAAGCCCATTTTCCCAGAAACATCCGTTAATTCCTTGCCTCCGTTACGAACAGCTAATGTTAATTGTTCCCAAGAAACTCCTTGATCCTCTGCGTGAGCTTTTAATTCATCGAATGCGCCAATACCCGTTTCAGTAGCTAACTGCATCTCAATCATTACTTTAGAAAAAGCAGTACCACCCGCTTGAGCCTCAATACCAACTGACGAAAGAGCTGCTGCAAAACCTAATATTTCACCTTCAGTCATTCCTACTTGAGTCCCAGCTGCCGCTAGATTCATTGCCATGTTACCTATCTCGGCTTCGGTTGCAGCAAAGTTATTTCCGAGCTCAACCAATGATGACCCAAGATTTCTAAACTCGGTTTGTGGCATACCAGTAATATTTGCTAAACGCGCTAAGGCAAACGAAGCATCTTCCGCACTAAAAACTGTAGTCTCTCCCAACATGATCATCGTTTCAGTAAAATCAACTACATTTTGTGTTTCAATGCCTAACTGACCAGCTGCTTCAGCAACACCGGCTATTTTGGAATGACTTGAGTGGTATGTACTTGTTAATCCACGCAGTCCAGCTTCTAACTCATCGTAGGAATAAACAACTTTTCCGTTTGAATCCACCACTTCATCATTAGTTTTCATGACACTAGCAAAATCTGTTTCCCAGTCCATAGCAGCTTTAGTAACTAAACCAGCCCCTGCCATAATTGGTGCTGTAACCCCCATTGAATACTTCTTGCCAAAGGAAGACATGCCATCGCCAACGGAGCTTACCTTGCCACCAAACTTTTCCATGGCTTCGCCACTTTTTGTCCAATTTGATTCGCCAATAGCAATCTGTTTACCTAACTCGTTATGTTGGGTAGTTAGCCTTTCAAGTTCTGCTACTGTCTTGTTAACAGCTGCCTCAGCACTTAAAAGTTGTGTCTTTTGATCAGCAGTTGCGTTATTGACATCGCCGATGCTTTCAGTCAATCCATCATATTTTTCCCTTTGCTTTGCAAGCTGTGCCGTATAGTTCTCAATGGCTTTCCCTGTTAAATTGTACTGTGCTTTTTGGTTAGTTATTTTCTTTGAAGTGCTATCCCAAGCTGTTCCCTGAGACTTCAGCGCCGTTTCTTGAGCTTTCATCGCACTATTGATAGAACGCATTTGTGTCTCCAGAACTCTTGATGACTGCTGAAAAGGATCAATATTAAGGCTTGCTGTAGTAACTAAGTTCCCTAAATTTGTTGACAAGGTTTCGCCTCCTCCCTACATGAGCATCGCTAGAAAGTCTTCTGTTAATTCTGATTCCTGCTCTTTTTCTTGGAACATTTCGTTAAATATATCCAGATCTTCCAAGGTCATATCTAATATTTCAGGTAATTTATAACCACTTCTCATTAAGGATTGGATAATATTTTTGAGTGACTGGAAGGCTTCGTCTACGCTGACTGCTTTTTTTCGCCTTCTTCCTCCTCTTCATCCTCGTTTTCTTTCTTTTCTTCTTTTATCTCTCCGCCTAGAGCCAAAACAAGTGTCTTATCAATCAGTATTTTGTCTTTAATATCTAAGCCGTCGAATAGCTGATCTTGTGAAAATTGATTGCCAAAAATCTTTGAAATAGTTTCTGCAAGGTTCTTTTGAACATTTTCAAACTCTTCCGGATCATTAAGCTTGTCTGGATCACTGTAATAGTTATCTCTGATGATCTGATGCTGCATCGCATAAATACTTTCTTTTAAAGTGAAACGCGACTTTGTATAAGTTCTTTGTTCTCCATTTATTAATAAAGTAATTTCAATCACTATGATTCCTCCTCGTAAAATATATTTTGTCTAAC